TCTCCCTATTAGACTACCTTGGTATGTTCACCCTGAACGAGACCAAGCTTGGAGAGATAAACAAGATGAACTATTAGGCAACCCTCGATACGCCGCCCAAGAATGTGATTGCGACTTTAACACCTCAGGTGATATTGTATTTTACCCAGAATATTTAGAGTTTATTGAACAAACTACTATTGCCGAACCTATTGAAAGACGAGGAGTAGATAAAAATTTATGGATTTGGGAACCAGTTGATTATTCAAGATCTTATATGGTTGTAGCGGACGTTGCTCGTGGAGATGGTAAAGACTATTCAGCTTTTCACGTATTTGACATTGAATCTAATGTTCAAGTTGGGGAATATAAGGGGCAGATTGGAACTAAGGAATATGGTTATCTTTTAGTGGGTATAGCAACAGAATATAATAATGCTTTATTAATTGTAGAAAATGCCAATGTAGGTTGGTCTACTATCCAAGTTATTATGGAGCGAGAATATAGAAATTTATATTATTCTCCCAAAACCCAAGAAGTAACTGCCGAAACTTATATGAGAAATTATGAAAATAATCAATCTCAAGTTCCGGGTTTTACCATGTCTATGAGAACTCGTCCTATGGTTGTAGGAAAATTCCAAGAATATGTTTCCGATAAAAGTGTAACAATTAAATCCAAACGACTTCTACAAGAAATGAGAACTTTTGTTTGGAAAAATGGTAGAGCAGAAGCTCAATCTGGTTATAATGATGACTTAATAATGAGTTTTGGTATTGGTCTTTATGTTAGAGATACTGCTTTAAAATTTAGACAACACGGCTTAGATATGTCTATAGCAGCGTTAAACTCAATAACTAAAACCAATACCCCCTACCAAGGTGCTTATTTCTCATCAGGCCGTGATAATCCTTATTCAATGCCTAATGGAATGGGAGGAAATGAGGATTTTAGGTGGCTTTTTTAATATTTATTCATATATTAATATACAATGGCTGATACAAGCGTATTTACAAGACTTAAAAGATTATTCTCTACAGATGTTATTATTCGTAATACTGGTGGAGATACTTTAAAAGTCCTTGACTTTAACCAAACCCAAGTAGCAGGGCAAGTTAATACTAACTCTTTATATGATAGGTATACTCGCCTTCACACTACTAATGCTTCCCCCGTTTATAACCCCGGACTAAATTATCAAACTCTTAGAGTCCAACTCTATTCGGATTATGAAGCCATGGACACAGATGCTATTATCGCTTCAGCATTAGATATATTAGCAGATGAATGTAGTTTAAAAAATGAAATGGGTGAAGTACTTACTATTAAAAGTAGTGATGATAAAGTCCAAAGAATTTTATATAACCTATTTTATGATATTCTCAATATTGAGTTTAATTTATGGATGTGGACTCGCCAAATGTGTAAGTATGGCGACTTTTTCCTTAAATTGGAAATAGCCGAAAAATTCGGTGTTTATAATGTCATCCCTTACACGGCATATAACATTATTAGAGAAGAAGGATTTGATAAAAATAACAAAGATAAAGTCCAATTTAAATTTGATCCTGATGGGTTAAGTGGGGGTGGAACTTTTGGTGGTTATTATGGAGGTTTAGTAGGCCCCAATAGCTCAGCTTCAACAGGAGTTAATATGGTTATTTTTGATAATTACGAAATCGCCCACTTCAGACTCCTTTCAGATGTAAGTTATTTACCTTATGGTAGAAGTTATATTGAACCAGCTCGTAAGTTGTTTAAGCAATATACACTTATGGAAGATGCTATGTTGGTTCATAGAATTGTTCGTGCTCCTGAAAAACGTATTTTCTACATTAACATAGGTAATATTAACCCTGCCGAGGTAGATGGATTTATGCAGAAAACCATCTCCAAAATGAAGCGCACTCCTTATATTGACCAGCAAACTGGTGATTATAATTTGAAATTCAACATGCAGAATATGCTTGAGGATATGTATATTCCTGTAAGAGGGGGTGATTCAAATACTAAAATAGATACTCTAGCAGGATTACAATATGATGGTATTACAGATGTTGTTTATTTAAGAGATAAATTATTTGCTGCTCTTAAAGTTCCCAAAGCATTTATGGGTTATGACGAAACTACTGAAGGTAAAGCAACATTAGCTGCCCAAGATATTAGATTCGCTCGCACTATCGATAGAATTCAGCGTATTATGCTATCAGAACTATATAAAATTGCTATAGTTCACTTATATACTCAAGGGTATGATGGAGAATCATTAACTAATTTTGAATTAGGATTAACCACACCATCAATTATTTATGACCAAGAAAGAATAGCTCTATTAAAGGAAAAAGTTGATTTAGCTAACAGCATTATAGATAATAAACTTCTTCCTACAGATTGGGTTTATGATCATATATTCCACTTTAGTGAAGATGAATATGTTGAGTATAGAGATTTAATTAAGGAAGATGTTAAGCGTAAGTTTAGACTTAACCAGATTGAAAACGAAGGTAATGACCCGTTAGAATCCGGTAAATCTTACGGAACACCACACGACTTAGCCACTCTGTATGGTCAAGGTAGGTATAACGCAAATAATGAGGTTCCCGCGGGATACGATGAGAAATCCGATTTGGGTAGGCCAAAGGAAAGAGCTTCCACAATAGGAACTCAACAAAACGCTTTTGGTAAGGATAGATTGGGTGTTTTAAGAATGAAAGACCAAGATAATAACAATTCGGATTCAATTAGACCTTCATATAAGGGTGGTTCTCCATTGGCTCTTGAAGCAAAAGCCATATATCACAAGAACAAAAACTCACTATCTCAAATCCCAGTTAATAAAAAGCAATTGGTATTTGAAACAGATAAACAAAAAGAATCACTTCTTGATGAAAAACAAATCAAAGAATAATCCTTTCATAATATTTATAAAAAACCTATGATTAATGGGGATTAAACACTCTAAAATAAAAAACACTGGTATCTTGTTTGAGCTACTTGTTAGACAAATTACTGCCGATACCTTATCCGGAGGTTCATCTCCTTCCTTAGATATACTTAAAAAATCTTTTGCCAAGACTGAGCTTGGAAAGGAATATAAATTGTATGAGACTCTTTTTAAACATAAGCATATAACGGAAACTAAGGCTAATATTATAATTAATACAACACTTGAAGCTTCTAAAAAGTTAAACCGCTCTAAATTAAGAAATGAAAAATATAACTTAATTAGAGAGATTAAAAACCACTATGATTTAGAAGAATTTTTTAATCATAAGGTTTCCAACTACAAGGAATATGCCGCTTTCTATATATTATTAGAAATATACAATTCAGACCGAATCTCAGAAACTAACCAAATTATAGATAATAAATTAACTATACTTGAAAGTTTAACACAAACCGCTGTTAATAAAGATAAAGTAAAAGAAAATTTATTAGAAGAATTTAAACATTACGATAAGGATTTAAGAATCCTCACATACAAAGTAATGTTAGAGAAATTTAATGGTAAATATGCTAATTTAAATAATTCTCAAAAAGAAATATTAAAAGAATTTATTAATTCTATTGATAATACCCCTAAACTAAGAGAATTTTATAATTCTAAAATTGTAGAAGTTAAAACTTCCATTAAAAATTCTCTTTCCTCTATTAAAAACCCCGCAGTTAAGATTAAACTTAATGAAATCTTATCTTTAATTTGTGAAATTGATAAATCATCTAAAGTTAAAAATGATGATTTAGTAAATCTACTCCAATATTATGAGCTCACAGAGGAACTTAAGAGAGTTTGTTAAAAACCACTTAAAAGAAATATCCTCTACTGGGGGAGCAGGTGGGTACCTTTCAAAGTATTTTGTAGCTCGAAAACCATTGTCATTTAAAGATACTGAATACTCTAAGTTAGGTTTTAAACCAGTAAATAGAAAAAAACAAGCTAAAAATTCTAAAATGTTTGATTATAAAGATCTTTGGGGATCTACTTATGATTATTAATATTTATAACTATGAAGACACTTCAAACCCAATATAACTTAATTAAAGAGGGTAAAGGCCACAAAGATGTATTTGTTAAAGAGGCTAAACGTCTCTTCCCTGATATTATCCCTAATGGGGCAGGGTTTGATCAAACTTCTACTTTGCTTAAAACCAAAAATATTATAGCGGAAAATATATTCCCTTTAATCCCATCTTCAGGATTAAATCCTTTTTCTACTTTTGACAAATTCTTAAGTGAAGAAGTTAAAGAAACTAAAGCAGAAGAGAAAAAAACATCAAAAGAGGTAGAAGAAGATTTATCTAAAATCTATGACATTTATGATAAGAAAAATCTTGATAACCAAATTTTTGATCAAGTGTTAAGAGGTATTCGATTTGAACTCGAGCAAGACCCAGAACTTACCTTAGAAAAAGCTACTGAAAAAGTAAGAAAGAACTTAACTAAAAATTCTTTATATTATTTAGAAAACGCTGCTTTTGGTGTTAAGGGGTTAGGATATACTAAAGACGCTCCTGGTTTAGGTGAACCTAAAGAAGCTAAAGGAAAGTATAAATCATCCGGATACGGAAACTTAAATGAAAATAAAATGAAACTTATAGATTTATTAAAAGAAGGAGCTCAAGAAGATCTTAAAGAAGCCGAAAAAATCGGTGAAGTAGCAGCTTTAGAAGCTAAAATTAATTTTATAGAAGGTAAGATCA